CGACCAGAGAAAGATCAGGCATTGCCTGTACTATTGCAGTGCAACGAGACCTTCTATGGAAGGTGATACTAAGGAAGACAAGACTTCAGTGAAAACGGAAAAACTGTCTCTTACAGTGTCTCCACTTCCAAGCGGTGTCGTGAAGGTCAAGACAGGTACAAATACAACCGAAGCCATCTACAACGATTGGTATAAGGCTGTATATGAACCAAAGGCGCCAACAACGACAGCTACTACCGGTGATATAACAACCGGAGCATAAATGATATGCAGGCAGGGAAGTAATTCTCTGCTTGCATCTTTTTTAGGAGGATGAAGAAATGGCAGTAACTAAAACAATTGAGATTGATGGAATTCCAGTAACATTCCGGGCTTCAGCAGCAATCCCAAGATTATACAGAAATCAATTTCATAGAGATATTTACAAGGATTTATCAGTACTTGAGAAAAGTATTGATAAGAGTGAAAAGGAAGATGGTGATCTGGATGCCTTCAGTCTGGAACTCTTTGAGAACATTGCCTGGCTGATGGCAAAGCATGCTGATCCAGAGAATGCAGCAAAGACTCCTGATGAATGGCTGGATCAGTTTAATACCTTCTCGATCTATGAAGTCCTGCCACAGATCATTTCTCTATGGGGCTTGAATGTAGAGCAGCAGATCGAGTCTAAAAAAAACTTTATAAAACAGATCGAGAAATGACAACACCACTATTCTTATTGCGGTGTGTTCAACTCGGTCTGTCGATTCGTGACTTGGATCTACTAACAATTGGCACGGTTAACGATATGTACACAGAGATGGGGAATGACAGCTTTGACTATTCAGAAGTGGCAACTCAGAAAGACTTTGATCAGTTCTGAAATAGTTTTACTGGTCTGTAATTAGTGCAAATCTGCTCTCACTTTCAGGAGTCTTATGTTCCCACTGATTGTATGTGATATCTTGTTTTGCACAGTAATATTTTCCGTTGTATAAAGCGATGGTTCCAGCTGCAATATTCAAGTTTGCCATGTCAGTGGTTACAGTAATCAAAGGAGTGCTTTTTGTCACTTCTTCCATATTCGTGGAATTGCTGGCGACCAAATCCGCCATAGATTGAGCACTGCTGTTTTGGTACCAGTTTGTATTCCCATAAACGAGATACTGTTTTCCATTATCCGTTACTAACGTCCCAGGAAGTAGTGTGGTTCCGTATTTGTTGACATCTCCTTGAATACTAGACCATGTCCTTGATCCTGTGATACCACTGAGTGGAGAAGAAGATGTGCTCCCCGATGTACTTCCCGAACTGCTCCCAGTTCCAGTGCCCAACACCCAGGAGGCAGTTTGCGTTCCATCTTCAGCAATCGTTATTGATACGATATGTGCTGTTCCGTTATCGTATGGCGTACCTGTAGCATTACTGACCGGCGAAGTAGACTTGCCATAACCAGTGATTGTTTTAGCGTCTTCTTCTTTAGTTGTTACAGTTCCCTTTGAAGCATCGTAATAATATGTCGTTTGTTCAGATGAGCCAGAAGAAAGATAATCTGCAACTGCAGCAGCCTTAGCGGCTCTAACGTTAGCCATGTCAGTAGCGGCTTTTGCTTTCGTTGCCTGGCTGCTGAAAATCGGAATCGATACTGCGACCAAAACAGCGATGATTGCAACAACCACAAGCAATTCCGCTAATGTAAATCCGTCATTTTTACCTGTACGTCTCATATTTATCATCCTATTTACAAGAATAGTGTAACACGTTGTAATTGCCTGTTGCTATGTAACATTGAAAAAAATATTAGGCACTTTCACAAAATGTGGAGGTGCTTTTTTCGTATTCAGAAAGGAGGCCAAGTATGGCAGATCGAATTAAAGGAATAACCGTAGAGATCGGTGGCGATACCACTGGCCTCTCAAAAGCATTAGCTGGTGTCAACAAAGAGATAAAGAATACTCAGTCACAGCTTAAGGATGTTAATAAACTACTAAAGCTTGATCCAACAAACTCAACTCTGATCGAGCAGAAATTCAAACTGCTTGGTCAGTCCGTAGATGAGACAAAGAAAAAACTGAATGATCTGAAATCGGTACAGGATCAGATGGATGCAGGTCTGAAGAACGGATCAGTCACCCAGCAACAGTATGATGCATGGCAGCGTGAGATCGTTGCTACGGAACAGGAACTGAAGAACCTGGAGAAGGAATGCAAGACCACAGATTCTAGTATTGCTGCAACACTGAAACAAGCTGGATCAAAGATGCAGGAAGTTGGCGGAAAGATCAGCGATGCTGGTGAAGGTATCACAAAAGGTGTAACAGTTCCTATCGTTGCCATTGGACAGCTTCACTGGCTGCATTCAAAGAAGTCGATGATGGCTTGGATACCGTTGAGCAGAAGACGGGTGCTAGTGGAGCTGCACTGGATGAAATGAACCAGATGGTAAAGGATCTGGCCACAGAGATCCAACCGACTTTGCTACAGCAGGTGCTGCAGTTGGTGAAGTGAATACTAGATTCAAACTTTCTGGTGATGCACTGGATCAGCTATCTGGTAAGTTTATCAAGTTCTCACAAATCAATAACACTGATGTATCCACATCTGTTGATAATGTCTCAGGTGTATTGAATGCCTTTGGACAGGATAGTTCCAATGCCGGAGATCTGTTGGATGCACTGAATGCAACAGGGCAGGCAACAGGTATCGATATGGGTACTCTTGCTAACTCACTTCAGTTGAACGCAGTACAGCTCAAAGAAATGGGTCTGAACTCACAGCAGGCAGCAGGATTCATGGGCATAGTTGAAATGTCTGGTCTTGATACATCGGCTGCAATGATGGGCTTGAAAACAGCAATGAAGAATGCCACAAAGGATGGTCAGACATTAGACCAGGCAATTGCGAAATTCTCAGAAACTATGAAAGGAAATGGATCGGAGACAGAGAAACTACAGGCTGCCTACGATCTTTTTGGTAGTAAGGCCGGTGCTGCTATTTATAACGCCGCATCAACAGGAAAACTGAATCTGGAAAATCTGTCTGGATCACTGGGTAACTTCTCAGGAAGTGTTGAAAATACATTCAATGAAACCTTAGATCCAATTGATCAGTTCCAAATGAGCATGAATAGCCTGAAGGAAACAGGAGCGGATATCGGCAACTCGTTAGCGACTGTCCTGGCACCTGTCCTGAAGGATATTTCAGGAGCTTTGAAGACCTTCTCAGAGATTTGGAACAGTATCCCAGAACCAGTGCAAAATACGATCATCAAGATTGCTTTACTTGCGGCGACCATTGGACCATTACTGGTTGCCGGTGGCAAGGTCATCAGTGCTGTCGGCACGATCACCAGTGCGATTGGAAGTTTGACGACCTTCCTGGGCATTGGTACTGCAGCCACGACAGCAGCCGGAACAGCGGCCACAGCAGCGGGAGCTGCAGTAGGTGCAGCATCTATACCACTTCTACCAATCATCGGCATCATTGCGGCAATTATCGCGGCAGTTGTTGCCATTATTGCCATCGTGAAGAACTGGGGTGCAATTACGGATTGGTTTAAGGGTGTATGGTCTGGTTTCTGTGATGGAATTCAGACTGCCTGGACTGCCGTTGGCGATTTCTTTACACAGACCTTGCCGAACTTCTTCTCTGACGTTGGCCAGAAATGGTCGGATGGTTGGAACACAATGAAAACCAATGCAGGGAACGATCTGGAATGACATTAAAACAGGTGTCGGTAATTCGATCGACAATATCAAAACCAACGTGGGGAACGGACTAGATAACGTGAAGCAATCCTTCTCAGACAAGTTGTCTGCCGCCCACGATACGGCGGCTTCCATCATGGAAAATATCAGGGGTGCTTTCAGCGACAAAATGAGCGCAGCTAGAGATGGCGTTTCCAATGCAATCGATGCGATCAAGGGTTTCTTTAACTTTGATTGGCATTTACCAGAGATCAAACTGCCTCATTTTTCTATTGAGGGGAGCTTCTCGCTTGATCCACCATCCATTCCTCATATCGGTATTGATTGGTATAAGAAGGCAATGGGTGATGGCATGATATTAAGCAGTCCTACAATCTTTGGAGCACAAGGTGGTCAGTTGCTTGCAGGTGGTGAAGCAGGACCAGAAGCTGTAGTAGGTGTTGGTTCCTTATCATCGATGATTCAGAATGCTGTGGCGGTTCAAACTGGTACGATTGCCAGTGCCATTACTGCAGCTTTGAATAATGCAGATGGTGGGGATATCACGATTCCGGTCTATATCGGAAATGAGCACATTGATACCATCGTTGTCAAAGCGTCACAACGAGTAAATTACAGATCAGGAGGTAGATAAATGCTAGACAAGTATCTTAAATTTGATGGCGTTCAGATACCTAACCCCACTTCATATGCTGAAGATTCGGATACCATTGACAATCAATATGAGACTGAAGCTGG